GTTCCAAGCAGAGCACAACATCCTTATGCATCCGTTCCACATGCTCGGTGTTGCTGGGGTATTCGGTGGATCTCTTTTCTCTGCTATGCATGGAAGTCTTGTTACTTCCTCGCTTGTCCGCGAGACAACTGAAACTGAAAGTCAGAACTATGGTTACAAGTTTGGACAAGAAGAAGAGACCTACAACATCGTTGCTGCTCATGGATACTTCGGTCGTTTGATCTTCCAGTATGCATCGTTCAACAACTCTCGTTCGCTTCACTTCTTCCTGGCAGCATGGCCTGTTGTCGGTATCTGGTTCACTGCACTTGGTGTTAGCACCATGGCATTCAACCTGAATGGTTTCAACTTCAACCAGTCTATCGTTGATAGTCAGGATAAAGTTATTCCTACTTGGGCAGACGTTCTTAACCGTGCTGGTCTTGGTATGGAAGTTATGCACGAGCGTAACGCTCACAACTTCCCTCTCGACCTTGCTGCTGCTGAGAGCACTCCTGTCGCTCTAACGGCACCCGCCATCGGTTGATCTGTTAGACAATACACACAATTGGGGGTCACTACGACCCCCTTTTTTAGTTTTTATAGGTAAATACAAATGGTAGCATCAACACTTCAACAACCGAGGAGGGAATGGTTTGACATCCTGGATGACTGGCTTAAACGAGATCGCTTTGTCTTTGTGGGTTGGTCTGGACTACTTCTTTTTCCCACTGCTTATCTTGCAATTGGTGGGTGGCTTACTGGCACGACGTTTGTTACGTCATGGTACACCCATGGGTTGGCGTCTTCCTACCTTGAGGGCGCTAATTTTCTTACAGCAGCAGTGTCAACTCCTGCTGACGCTATGGGTCATTCTCTTCTTCTACTTTGGGGTCCTGAGTCTCAGGGAGATTTCGTCCGCTGGGTCCAACTTGGGGGACTCTGGGCTTTTGTGGCGCTCCACGGATGCTTTGCCCTTATAGGGTTCATGCTCCGTCAATTTGAGATTAGTCGTCTCGTAGGAATTCGTCCGTACAATGCGATTGCTTTTTCAGGTCCTGTTGCCGTATTTGTTAGTGTATTTCTCATCTACCCTCTCGGACAATCGAGTTGGTTCTTTGCGCCGTCCTTTGGCGTGTCGGCAATCTTCAGATTCCTACTTTTTCTACAAGGATTTCACAACTGGACACTCAACCCCTTTCACATGATGGGTGTAGCAGGTATCCTAGGTGGGGCATTGCTTTCTGCGATCCATGGTGTTACAGTAGAGAACACACTGTACCAAGATGGAGAAGATGCAAACACATTCAAGGCATTCGATAGCACACAAGAAGAGGAAACCTACTCAATGGTTACAGCGAACCGTTTTTGGTCGCAGATTTTCGGGATCGCGTTTAGCAACAAAAGGTGGCTTCATTTCTTTATGTTGTTTGTTCCTGTTATGGGTCTCTGGACTTCATCCATTGGCATTATTGGTCTTGCCCTCAATCTCCGTGCTTACGATTTTGTTTCTCAAGAACTGAGAGCAGCAGAAGATCCTGAGTTTGAGACTTTCTACACAAAGAACATCCTTTTGAATGAAGGTATGCGTTCTTGGATGGCAGGCATTGACCAACCTCATGAGAACTTTGTATTCCCTGAAGAAGTTCTTCCACGAGGCAATGCTCTCTGATAAAACACCACATAAGTTAAGGGAAATTATCATGGATACTTTCCCTAACTTGTTCAGACCACCTAAAGATTGGAAACCACCATCCGAGGTTGTAAAAAATAAAAAGACATGATATACTAAGGGTCGATCATGACCCTTTTTTCATGGATATAAAAGCATATTCAACCCCAGGATGTTTCTACTGCAAACAATTAAAAGAACTATTTGATAGAGCAGGAATTGAAGCAGACATTACAGACATTCCAAACACTCCAGAAGATCATACCAAGTTTCGTGAAGAACATCCAGACGCTACTGGATTTCCATATGTAATTATTGATGGTGAGTATGTGGGCGGTCTCGTAGACACAGCAAAAATCTTTTTACAAAAAGGTATGGTTACCTCTAAGAAAAAATGAGAGAACTTAAAATAAATAGAGGCATAGAGCTCATGCTTAGGAGGGCTAAGAAGAAGGAAAAGAAGGAAGAGAAACCTTCAAAAGGTTTCGCAATTACCAAATTATTCACCCTCCTAAAGAGAAAAGTCTACTTCAACTTAGAATTTTGGTGGGAAAAGGAAACAAATTAGTTCGGAGTTGAACAATGACTGAAACTTTATTCGTCTATCTATCGGCAACAGCGTCATTTATCTTTCTATGTGTTGGTGTCTTTGCTGGTTGGACAGTTAATGAAAAACTTCACGAGTACATGTATGCGGCAGAAGAAGAGAATGTACACCCAGAGATGTTAAACTCTGAAGGTCAATGGATCAATGAAGAATTACTTTCGGTTCGCTTTATCGATGAGGACGAATACGAAGAGGAATAAATATACTTACGCTATCAAATAGTCATGCAATTATTACTGAATGAAGTGCTACAGAAAGTTAGCAATGCTAAAACAAAAGCACAGAAGATTAAACTTCTACAGGAATATAACTCTCCAGCACTCAGACAAATTCTGATTGCAAACTTCGACGAGAGTGTAATTTCTATGCTACCTGAAGGTGAAGTACCATACAAAGAGAACGATGCACCTGAAGAGACAGAGCACACGAAACTAGTACATGAGTATCGTAAACTCTATCTCTTCTTTAAAGGTGGTGCTAATATCTCTCAGACAAGACGCGAAAGTTTGTTCATTCAACTGTTAGAGGGTTTACATAAAGGCGAAGCTGAGGTATTATGTCTTATGAAAGACAGGAAGATCGGCAAACGCTGGAAGATTACACGCCAATGTGTAGAGGAAGCCTTTCCTGCTATTGAATGGGGAAATCGTAGTTGAGTATGTATGAAGATTAAAATTATCCATGAACAATGTGACCCAGACCTAGCAAAAGATACCTCACTACCATATACAGCATACCTCATAGGATATGAGAGTGGAACAGGTATTCAATATGACATTGCTGTTGCTCCCAAGAAAGTAGACATCTTTGACTACTACTGGGATAAATACAGGAGCGTAGTCAGCATGAAACAAACTGACGGCAAAATTAATCCTAAACTATGGAACGATCCCAAAGGTAAAAAGAAATGAGCGCAGATCAGAAAGGAGATTGGGTTATCTTCTACCGCAAATTGTCCAACCCTAATGTGTGGTTGACAATGAAACTGTGGAGAAGCGATGGTGTCCTAGTGTCTGCAAAAACATATGATGAAGTGTATAAGTTCCGTCGTTTCAAAGAAGCATGGAACTTTGCAAAGAATTTAATTACAGATAATCCTCCAACGTATGATGCACAAGTCAAACGTGTGTGTCGCGCCAAAGGAGACGCATTCTATTTGTCAGGTAACTAAACTGTATCGTATGATACACTTGACAAAGTATAGATAGTATTGGTACAATTACCATACGTTCATCTTATGCTCAGCACTTTGCTGGCATTGACCTTAGTCCATCATCAAGACGGTTCCCCCTACGGGTGGCACATGTCATGTGAAAGGTTCCTCCAGAAACGAATTGAAATCCTTATGGATGACAATTTGGATCGTAGATCTAAATATAATCTAATAGGTTACTTTAGATCTAAAGTAGAAGGTCAATGTGATAATCAGACGTTGACATAAGACGCAAGTAAGTCGCGGAACGGAGCGTTCATCCCATGTTTGAACTACTACTTTATGTTGATATGAAATGTGCTGATGCTGCTGATATGATCAGACGCATTAATGCTCATGATTATATGAACAACGAAGTAAAGGTGGAACTTGTTGAAGTTCTTCAAGAAGCAACACCTCATTGTCCATGGGACGCAAACGACTGAAGGAACGGGATTAAAAACCCCTAGTATTTCAGGAGCACCTACAATGAACACACTTCTTTTGATCAAGAAGCAGATCAACAAAGCATCTGCACTCCACGATGCACAGATTTCTCACACTGCTTATCGCGGCGTTGAGTATAATGTGAATTGCGAGAAGATCGAAGAGACCCATGGCACGTACTGCTATAGAGGTCACGTATACAACAAATGAACAACTACACATATCATTATGATGATATGGACAAAGACAGCAGACCGCCAGCATGTTATCAACTCAAGTATAGAGGAGTAACATACTGGTCCTGCTATCGTATTCATTTGACAGACTGGTTAGATACAAAGTATTCTTTACCAGCATATAACAGGAGGGCATCACACTGACGCCCTCTTTTTTTTATCTTTACATACTTTGTGTAGTCTAGTATACAAAAGATAAGAGTTGTTATATGTCATATTGATTTCGTTAGAATTTGCTGACAATCTTACTAGATAGTAGTAGAATTATGCGAGGTGAAAAAATGAACCCTTACCCTCCTCTATATCATGGTTCATTGTATGAGGGCGACCAATGCACAATCTACTATCACGCTCACAATTAGATGAGTGGCGACATTTTGAGACTACACTAGATGAACTGGAGGTAGAAAATCAAAAACTCAACGATTACTTTGAATGTTTAATCGAGTGCGATTCATTAAATCAAAGTTCATGCAAGAGGATCTGTAGCTACATCCTCAAATAATATTCCAAGAGGGGTTGCTGCCCCTCTTTTTTTATGCTATACTTATCGCATCTATAATTCTAAATAGATGGATAGAGAAAGACTTAAACTCATCGTCAAAAATCTTAAGTCTCTTGTTACTGCATTAGAATCTGAGGTATACTCAGATGTGGATGCTTATAAATCAGATGTAGGTAATCCTAACTTCGGTTTTTATCAAGGGGGAGATGATGATGACGGATATGCAGACTGATTGGCGCTACAGTGACACAAGAATGGACGTAAGAACACAGGGTCTAAACATCCTGCTTAATAAATTTGGATCTGAGATGTGCTCAGATGGATCACCACGCTACAGCAATCAGAGCATCTACGAATGTGTTCACGACTGGGTATCCCAGGGTAACGTGAGGACAGACGGTATCGTTGCCTATTACAAAGCGTACTATGACCCGACTAAAAGATCAAATTAGACTAGCAAAGAAAGCACTTAAGGAAGCGCAAAAGAGACCTGGATTGTACTCAGAGTATGAGTTACAATACATGGCACTACAGTTAGTCCAAGCAAAACTACAATTAAAAACAAAACAATTACGCCGCAAGCAGGAGAAAGGATTTAGTAATGAACTCAGTGAAACTAGTAACAGTAACTCCAGACGCAGAAAAGACGATGGGTTACGTGGCAAGAGTGAGCAACCCGAACAACCAGGAGAACCCTAAGGTAGCGGGACTACTTAAGTATTGCATTAAACACAATCACTGGAGTGTCTTTGAGCAAGCACACATGACCCTGGAGATCTCTACTACCAGGGCAATCGCAGCTCAAATTTTGAGGCACCGTAGCTTCACATATCAAGAGTTTTCCCAGCGGTATGCTGATAGTTCTATGTTGGCAGAGGAAATTCCTCTGTTTGATCTGCGCTCTCAGGATACTAAGAACAGACAGAACTCTATTGATGATGTCGATCCTTTTACTAAGCAAGAACTTGAGATTGTTATCAAGCGTCACTTTGAAAGCAGCATGGATATCTATCAGCAAATGTTGCGCTTAGGAATTGCTAAAGAATGTGCTAGAATGGTACTACCTTTAGCAGTACCAACCAAAATCTACATGACAGGTTCAGTTCGTTCCTGGATCCATTATATTGATTTGCGTTCTGCTAATGGTACACAGAAAGAACATATGGACATTGCATTGGATGCACGTCGCGTGTTTTGTGAACAGTTCCCTATTTGTGCTGAAGCACTGGAGTGGTTATGAATTTTAAAGTTACCCTAGAAGACTATCAGAAAGCAGGCGAGGAGTTCTGGCCTAAGTATGATTATGTTGCAAAAGAATTAGGTGAAGGTGCTAAAC